GTCCTTTCTTGACTTTTCGTATATGGGTGTGGTATAATATGTGAAACTAAGTGTAGGGCATCTGCCTTACAAATCGGAATTTGAAAAGGAGTGCTTGCAGAATGAAAACAATTAGATTATTATACCCAGATCATGTCAGTGGTGGGTTGGACACTTATTATTTTGGAGCTAATTTGCTCCAGTATATTTTGCCGAAGAACCCCAATCAACCAACTATCAGGGTAGATGTTCTGCCTCCTGATAACAGGGAAAAACCTATAACGAACGGGATTTATGCCGAGAATGAGGTTCTGGCAGGAGTTCAGGATGCACAACAGAAAATCGCAACAGAAGAACCGGACAGAATCATTACCATAGGCGGTAACTGCATGGTATCACTTGCTCCGTTTGATTATCTGCACGGAAAATATGAGAATGTCGGAATTATTTGGATTGATGCACACCCGGATGTATCCACTGTAAATGATGGCTATCCAAATGCTCATGCAATGGTGCTTGGCAGTCTTATGGGACAGGGAGCAAAGCAGCTTACTTCGCAAATGAGAAACCCGGTGTTCAAACCGGAGGAAATTCTGTATATCGGATTGCAGCCACTCCATGATTATCAAGAAGCGTTTTTGAAAAAAGCGGGTGTTGATTACAAAGTGCAGGATCAGGCATTTGTAACGAACGAGGAAATCAAAGCCTTTATGACCCGATTTGACCATATCCTTGTACATTTTGATATTGATGTATTGGACGAACATCTCTTTCATTCAACTTATTTTGCAAACCCGGAGCTTGTCGGTGATGGCGCTGGTGGAGGAAAGATGACTATGGAAAAGCTGTCGAAAGTGCTTCATTTGATTGCAGAAAGCAGCGATGTTGTCGGTTTTACTGTCGCTGAGTATCTGCCGTTCGATGAGCATCGGCTGAATATGATGCTTTCGGGGATAAATATTTTCACAGACTGACAACTTCCAGTTTGCAAAGATAATCAAACCTATAACACCAGCATCTCTCTTGAATCATAAACCGACTCATCAGAAACACATCCACAGCGAATTGCACGGTCAAGAGCCATAATCATGGCAACTGCACCGTCAATCTTCTCTGTGGATTTTTCTTTGTCAGGCTTGATGTTTCCGGCAGGATCACGGCGAATGAAAATATTATCCATCATCCAACGAAGAACAGGATGTCCGTTGTGTGCAAGTGTCTGTTCCAGGGTCAGTTTCATCAGTTCTTTGGTTGGCGGGCTCATATCTTTGTAACCCTGACCGAACTGAACCATTGTAAATCCAAGCCCCTCCAGATTCTGCGACATCTGCACCGCACCCCAGCGGTCAAAAGCAATCTCCTTGATGTGAAACTTCTGTCCCAGTTCATCTATGAAGTTTTCAATAAAACCATAATGGACAACATTTCCCTCCGTGGTTTTCAGGTAGCCTTGCCGTTCCCAAATATCATAAGGAACGTGGTCACGTCTTACTCTGAGGGGCAGCGTTTCTTCCGGCAGCCAGAAGTAAGGCAAAACATAATAATGCTCATCTTCTTCAGTTGGAGGAAATACCAAAACAAAAGCTGTAATATCCGTTGTAGAGGAAAGGTCGAGTCCACCATAACAAACACGACCTGCAAGCATCTCTTCATCAAAAGCCACCTTGCATTTGTCCCACTTTTCCATCGGCATCCAACGCACCGCCTGTTTTACCCATTGATTGAGTCTCAGTTGTCGGAAAGCGTTTTCTTCGCCGGGATTTTCTTTAGCAGAGTTACAAGCATCTTCAACTTTATCAATCGGCACTGTAATTCCTAAAGACGGATTAGCTTTTTTCCATACCTTAGGGTCAGTCCAGTCTTCTGACTCATCTGCTCCATAAATGATTGGATAAAATGTTCTGTCATGTTTTCTGCCCTCAATAATATCCTTTGCCTTTTGGTGTATTTCATAACAAATAGAATTTGTATCTGTGCCTGCGGTAGTGATTATGAAATACAAGGGCTGCATTCTGGCATCACCGGAACCTTTTGTCATTACGTCATATAGTTTTCGGTTCGGTTGTGTGTGTGCTTCATCAAATACAACGCCATGTATATTAAAGCCATGCTTAGAGTAAGCTTCTGCTGAAAGCACCTGATAAAAGCTGTTTGTTGGTGCGTATACTATTCTTTTTTGAGCAGTGAGGATTTTAACCCTTTTCATTAAAGCCGGACACATACGAACCATATCTGCGGCAACATCAAAAACAATCGAAGCTTGCTGTCGGTCCGCGGCACAACCATAGACCTCTGCTCTCTGTTCGCCGTCACCACAGGTAAGCAGCAAGGCAACCGCAGCGGCAAGTTCTGATTTTCCATTTTTCTTCGGAATCTCGATGTAAGCCGTATTAAACTGACGATAGCCATTCGGTTTCAAGATTCCGAACAGGTCACGGATAATTTGTTCCTGCCAGTCAATCAACTCAAACTTGCGTCCTGCCCATGTACCTTTTGTATGTGTCAAACATTCGATAAAATTCACAGCATAATCTGCTTTTTTCTTATCATACCTTGAGTCATTTGACATAAATCGTGTCGGCTTGTAATTTTTCAGTTTTCTCATACTGCAACCACATCCATTGGTAGATTGAGTTTTGCATATTTACCAAAATACTTTATTGCAGCCTTATCCCTTGCTTTTGCTGCATCAATTGCTGATGTATATAATCCAAGATTTTTCTTTTTCCCATTGTAATGAATATATGCCTCATATTTCTTGGCACTTTTTGAAAAACTAACTCCCGTATATCCTGATGAATTTGTGCATCGCTTTTTCTGATTGAACATATTTTGCTGATGAGAGCATGAACGTAAATTTGCTCTGCGGTTATTCATTTTATTCCCATCAATATGATCAATATCAACATTTTTAGGAAATCCAAAAAGAAGTCGATGAAGTGTAAAGGTTCTGCCTGCTGTTTTTGTTTTTCTGCTGAAGTGTGCGGTAGGATATCCTCTCTTGCCCCTGAACCACGTGTATTTTGAAATAAGTTCAAAATCGTTTGCATCAATAGTAAAAGAAGTTCTGTCAATAAAAAATATTGTGCAAATCTTTTTATCATCGGAAAATTTATATTCATTTTTCATGTCGACTCCTCCTTTCAGGCATAAGAAAAGCCTTACCATTTCTGATAAGGCTCTTGTTTTTTAGTTATTTTCTATTTTATTCGTATTCTTTAAGCAGAATTGCAAGTGCAAGTTCAGCTTCTTTCGTCTGACAATCAATGTCAAGACCTCTGTCATAATTATATACTATCCTGCCATTCTGTCTGAGTTCCAGTTTGATGATTCTGCCTTCGTTGATTCCAAAGTTGCTTGGTTCATCATAAACCTTGGCACAGTACCTGATTGAGACAAATCCTCCTTTACCATTCGGTATCCCTATTGAACCCTGTTTCCACATAAATATTACCTCCGTGCTTTTGTTTTGCCTTTTGGCATTTAGTATGTTACCGCATTTGAGCCGTATAGTCAACGGTATCTGCGATAATAAATGTAACAAACATAAAGGGAAAATACTGTGAAAAACTGTCCAATCGAAAACAGCTGAAACAGGGACTTACAAGCTCTTACTGTTTCCCATTGCATAGTTTTTCAAGGGAGAATTAATGTCACAAACGTTTGGACTGTACGAGCCACAACCCCATGATTCAGGGGCTGTTTGGAGCGTGCAGGAAAGCTTATCTCGTGATTTTGAAATCTCCGTGGTAAAGGTTATTCTTTCTGATGTAACCTATCATCCAGTTTTCAGCCTCCTCGTAATCAATGAACTCCTTGATTACTCTCCATTCGATTTTGCCCGGATTGTAAATGTGAATTCCGTTTTCAACTCTCTCCGTTGCTGTTCCTGTTGCTGTTAATGCTTTTACTTTCCATGTTTTTACCATTGTATGTTCCTCCGTTTTTTTGTTTTTCCCTTGCGGTAACTGTATATTACCGCATTTCAGGAACATAGTCAACGGTATCCGGAGAAATATACTGCACAAACATCGCAGGGTTATTTTGTGTACTATATTTCTTCGGTACGAGCCACACAGCCTTGTTTCCAAGGCTGTGGTTTGTGGGTTTGAAAGGAAAGTTTATCTTCCAGTCATGCATTCCCATTCAAATTCGCAGGCATTTTCGTATTCCTCATCGAAAAGGGCATCGTCATCAATGTAGTCCTCCTTGAAGTCGATTCTGTCAATGTCCTCAAAAATCGTTTCATTTTCTTCTGCATCTGCCTTAGCAAGGTTTTCTGCATTTTTCTCAACCCATGCTGTGAACTCTTCATCGTCCATTCTGTCCTCATTTTCAATTTCAAGGTCGTATTCGTAATCCTCATCAAACCAAGTGATGACCGCCTTTGTGATTTCGGTTCTTTCGTTCCAGTCCGTTCTGTTTGCCATTGCTCTTGCCTTTGCGATTCCGTATGATACCATTGTGTTTTCCTCCGTGTTTCGTGGTTTTTTGGTTGTTGTCTCAGCTGTCGCTTCGGTCGGTGCTTCTGCTTCGCAGAGGTGTCCACCGGACACCCGCACCCTTTCGGTGATTACATATTACCGCATAGCGTGTATAATTGCAAGCGGCTAAACTGCCAGAATATACAGTCTGAAAACCGCCCCTGTATTGTGTAGATTATGACAGCAAAAAAAGCAGCCGCCACGTTTGCGTTTGTGGCGTTGCCTTTCAAATTGGAAAGGTATTCGGAATCGGTTTTACTTGCCGTTACAGTCGAACGTGCGTGCTGTCAGTCCCTGATTACAATCGGCATCAGACCGTTTGGTGTGGGAATGAAAAGTTCAATGTTCCAAAATCGCTGTCTGTATTTTTCCATAAATTCAGGAGAAAGATCTGTGAAATCTTCTGCTCCAAGACCTGCGATGAAAAATGTGCCTTTGATGATGTCACCTGTTTCAGGAAGCATTCTGTTCCACTCCGTATCGGATTTCAACTTTGATTCATCATCACAAACAAGGGCAATTTCATCTTCAAAAGGGTATATCGCTTGCAGATACCCGCCGACCGTTTTCTGCATGGATTCCAGACTGCCGTCAATTTCAGCTTCTCTTGGTCGTTTTCTTGGTTCAACGATAAGTACTTTCATATGGATTTCCTTTCTGAGCCGTCTGCGGGGCAGTTTGTTCTGCCCCTTGGCT